CAGAGGATTTAGAACAAAATGCTCAGTTAAGTGATAAACCTCAAGATGAAGAACCTGTTGAACAGGATTCTCCTGAACAATCTATTGAAATAGATAATGATGAGGAATCAAATGAACAGCCTGACGTTTCAGAAGTTTAAAACTGAAGTAAATGAACGCAGGTATATTGGACCTGAAGGAACTAAAGAGTTTAAGAAATTATCTCCGAAGTTAAAATCAGCAGTTCGAGATGTTTACAGCATGATTGATAAAACACCTGATCCTCTTTTAGGTAAGATTGAAGGTATTATTAATCAGGTGGCAAGAAAACAAGGGGTCAAAGTATCTGATATAGAAGATTATTTTGATAACGAAACAATAAAGTAAGGAAAACAAAATGGCAATTAGTACAAGAACACTTAAAGATACAGCGTTATCATCTGGTGGCGGTGCTCAAGGTGGTAAAGTTACTGTTCTGGTAAATATGGATGATAACACTACTGCTAACTCAAACATACTTGACGCAAGTGGTTTAGCAGGTCACGCTAATGGTGCAAAACTAGATATCACTAGAATATGGTGGCAGTTAGTGCAAGGCACTGCTGACGATAATACAGGTCATGTACAGATACAATTTAAAGGTGCGTCATCTGATACTGTAGCAATTCAACTTGCTGGCACAGGACACTATGATGGCACAGCTGGTAAAATTGAAAACAATGCAACAAATACTGGTGCGACTTCAGGAGACCTAGAGTTAAGTGCTTTTGGAACTTCTGGTAGTGTAATTATCGAGTTAAGAAAAGACGAAGCATTTACTGCATAGGATTTTCTATGACAATTACGAACACTAAGGTCGTTGATACCACTTCGAAGTATATAGTGCAATCGAAGGGTATCGGCAACGAAGAAGATCAGATCGTAGTTGACGCTGAAAAATTAACGAGTGGTAATAACGAATCAAAAGTAAATTTGATTGAATGTTATTATCAAATCAAAGGCACAGGAACTTTAAAGTTTAGTGCTGAGAGTGAAACAAATGATTTGAGTTTAACTGGTAATGGTAAGTATGGTTTACGACCAGATCAGTTAAAATTTGGAAATGATAAACAAATAAAATTAACAACTGATGGTTTAGTTGAAAGTTATTTGTTGATTACAGAATTTAGGAGAAACTAAAATGGCAGATGTAGTTACATCACAAACTATTGTAGATACAGTTGGTGTTAAAACAGTTATGAAGTTCACTAATATTAGTGATGGTTCTGGCGAAACACTTGTAACAAAAATGGATGCTAGTGCTTTGAATTTTATGTCTGAGGACGCAAACAGAGTTCTATCAAAAATATATTGGGCTGTAAATACTACAAATGGTAAATCTGGTGTAGAATTATTATGGGCAGGTAGTGGAACAAGTGCTGCCAACGCAACGATAGGATTTTTTTCAGGCACAGGTTTTCATGATTACTTTGTTGCTGGTAATAGTATACCGAATAATGCAACATTAACAGCGAACACATCTCCAGCAGGTGATATATTATTATCAACAAAAGGCTTTGTGTCAGGAGATAACTATACAATAATCTTAGAGATAAGATAATTAAAAAGAGAAGGTGGAGAAATGAAACTAATTACAGAAACAATCGAAGATGTCCAAGTCTTGACCGAAGAAAAAAACGGCAAGAAAGATTACAAAATTAAGGGTGTCTTTATGCAGGCGGATATCAAGAACCGTAATGGTCGAATTTATCCTGTCGAAACTTTAGCAAGAGAAGTAAGAAGATATACAAAAGAGTTTATTGATAAAAGAAGAGCTTTTGGTGAGTTAGGACATCCTGACGGACCAACTGTGAATCTCGAAAGAGTTTCACACATGATTACTAGTTTAAAACCTGAAGGTAAAAACTTCATTGGTGAAGCGAAAGTCATGGATACACCATATGGTAAAATCGTTAAGAATCTTATTGACGAAGGTGCTGTATTAGGTGTGTCATCTAGAGGTATGGGATCTATACAACAATCACAAGGACGTAATCTTGTGGGTAAAGATTTCTATCTTGCAACCGCGGCTGATATAGTCGCAGACCCCTCAGCGCCTGACGCTTTCGTAGAAGGTATAATGGAAGGCAAAGAGTGGGTATGGGACAACGGAGTGCTGAAAAGTATGGAAGTTGAACTATATAAAGAAGAAATCGAAAAAACTAAACGTCATGAATTGGCGACAGTTAAAGCAGATATCTTCAAAGACTTCATCAAGAAATTATAAACCTGCGGGACTTTGTTGAAAAGCGTAGGGTTTAAGATGGTAGTTTGTATAAATAATAGTAAGAAAAAAATTAATTAATTTTTAATAAGGAGAGACCGAATGTCTGAAACCGAAGTAAAAAAAGAAGTAGAGGCAGTTGAAGAGCAGAAGTCTGCGGTAAACAAAGACGCTGTTGCAGCTGAACCTACTCACCTTAAAAATGACGCTGAGGATTTGGGTAAGGCAGTAGTTAAACCTACTGATCCTGATGGCCAAACAGCTGCGGACAAGGTAAAAAAAGTATCAGACCAGGTTAATAAAGACGCAAAGGATGGATCTTTACCAAAAGACCAAAAACCTGCGAGCATGAAAGAAGAAGAAGCTGAAATCGAAGGCGAAGAAATTGCTGAAGATAAAGAAGAATCTACTGAAATGAATATTGACCTATCTGATGATGTTAAAGCATTAGTTTCAACAGACGCAGACCTTTCTGAAGAATTTAAAGAAAAGGCTGCAACAATCTTTGAGACTGCTGTTAAGACAAGAATACAAGAACAGGTTAAAGTACTTGAGGCTCAGTATGAGAAAAAACTTTCAAACGAAACTGAAACAATAAAAGAAGCGATGACTGAAAAAGTTGATTCGTATCTAAACTATGTTGTTGAAGAATGGATGAAAGAAAATGAACTCGCAGTAGAAAGAGGTATTCGTACCGAAATCGCTGAAGATTTCATTACTGGTCTTAAATCTTTATTCAAAGAACATTACATTGATGTTCCAGAAGAAAAGTACAATGTGCTTGACGACTTAACAAATCAAACAAAAGACTTAGAATCAAAACTTAACGAACAGATTGAAAAGAATGTAAATCTAACTAAGGAAGTTTCTGAGTTAAATAAGAGAGAAACAATTGCTGAAGTATCTGAAGATTTAACAGATACAGAAACAGAGAAGTTTATCTCTATGGCTGAGAATGTTGAGTTCGACAGTGCTGAAAAGTTTAAGGAAAAATTAGAGACTATTAAAGAATCTTATTTCCCTAAAACAAAATCAGAAGTAATAGAAGAAAATTCTGTTGATTCTGTGGCGGCGAATGAACCTGCTGTTGAAGCAAGTTCGGATGCTATGGCTGCATATACAGCCGCAATATCTAAGAACCTTAAGGCTATCAATAGATAGAATTAATGTTTTTAACAATTAGTAAATATAGGAGAGATAAAAATGTATCTTACTGAAAACTTACAGGAAAAGTGGCAGCCAGTCCTAGAACATCCAGATTTGCCAAAAATCGAAGATGCTTATAAAAGAGCTGTAACTACTGTGATTTTAGAAAATCAAGAGAAGTCAGTTAGGGAAGACCGAAGCTTTATGGCTGAGGCTGCACCTGCAAACGCAACTGGTTCTTCTGTTGATAACTTTGATCCAGTATTAATTTCGTTAGTCAGAAGAGCTATGCCAAATCTTATCGCATACGATATTTGTGGTGTACAACCAATGACTGGTCCAACAGGCTTAATCTTTGCTATGAAGTCAAGATTTGGTTCACAGGCTGGTGCAGAAGCACTATTCAATGAAGCAGACACAGACTTCTCAGCTAGAGACGCTGCTGGCGACACAGGATCACCTGACGCACAATCAGGTACTAACCCTGCAACACTAAACGATTCACCATCTGCTGGAACTTACACAACTGGTTCTGGTATGACTACTGCTCAGGCAGAAACACTTGGTGATGGTTCTGATGAGTTTGCTGAAATGGCATTCTCAATCGACAAGGTAACTGTTACTGCAAAATCTAGAGCTCTAAAAGCAGAGTACACTATGGAACTTGCTCAAGACTTAAAAGCAATCCACGGTCTAGACGCTGAAACAGAACTTGCGAACATCCTTTCAAGTGAAATCTTATCTGAGATCAACAGAGAAGTAGTTAGAACTATTTACTCACACGCTAAATCAGGCGCTCAAGTAAATACAACAACTGCTGGTATCTTTGACTTAGATACAGATTCAAATGGTCGTTGGTCAGTTGAGAAATTCAAAGGGTTAATGTATCAATTAGAGAGAGACGCTAACGCTATCGGTCAACAAACTCGTAGAGGGAAAGGTAACATCATTCTATGTTCAGCTGATGTTGCTTCTGCTTTACAAATGGCTGGTGTTTTAGATTACGCTCCTGCGTTAAACTCAAACTTAAACGTAGATGACACAGGTAACACCTTCGCAGGTGTTCTTAATGGTAAGTTTAGAGTATATGTAGACCCATATGCTGCTAACGTATCTGCAAGTCAATACTATGTAATCGGTTACAAAGGAACTTCACCTTACGATTCTGGTTTATTCTACTGCCCATATGTTCCACTACAAATGGTGAGAGCAGTTGGTCAAGATAGTTTCCAACCAAAAATTGGATTCAAAACTAGATACGGAATGGTTCAAAATCCTTTCGCAACTTCTGCTGGCACAGGTGCTCTTGATAACTCAGGCGCAGTTGCTGCTGGTGCACAAAACTTATATTACAGACGAGTTAAAGTTACAAACATTATGTAATTTCGATTCCTCTCGAAAAATTAAAAAGGGGCTTCGGCCCCTTTTTTTTAGCCTCTTTTTTCTCTTATAAATAGTAGTATGACAACAGTAAATGTAATCAATAGAGAACCGTCTAAAAGAGACTATGCAAGTCCTGTACAGTTTAGATTTAAAATAACTAAACTACCACTAGTAGAATTTTTTATACAGAGTGCAAATATACCAGGCATATCTTTAGGTTCAGCACAACAAAATACACCTTTATATGATATACCAATACCTGGTGATAAAATTACATATTCTTCTTTAGACTTATCATTTATTGTTGATGAAAATTTAAATAATTATAAAGAGATTCACGATTGGTTATTAGCATTAGGTTTTCCTAATAATCACACACAATTTGCAAACTTACAAACTGAGGGATCAGATAGAGTTCCAGGATCAACTGCAGGTCCAATAGTGCCTGGTGTTGCGACACCAGCACCTCTTGCTGAAACTGGCACATATTCAGACGCAACATTAACAGTTTTAAATAGTAAAAATATTGCAAAGACAGAAATAAGATTTGAAAATGTTTATCCTACATCCTTATCTAGTTTAAGTTATGATGTAAGACAAACAGATATTGATTACATACAAGCAAGTGTAAGTTTTCAATATATGAATTACAATATAGTACAAATATCTACTACATAGTAGTAAAAGTATAGGATGATATATAATGACAAAAGCATTTTGTTTTGGCAACGGCAACTCTCGTAAAGGTCTAAATCTAGACTACTTTAAAAAATATGGCACAGTAATAGGTTGTAATGCAATCTATCGTGATTTTACACCAGATATTGTTGTAGGATTAGATTCAAGAATAGGTCATGAAATATATCGTTCAGGTTATGCACATAAACATACTTGTTATTTAGGATACTGGACACCTGTGCCAATATTTGTCGCAAAAGAAATGTTAAAAACTATGGCAGATAAAACTGATATAGAGTGGAATGATAGTGAACAAGTAGTTTATCATGGCGCTGATGGTGTATTTACACTTACAAAAGGTCATAATTTAGGCGTAACTTATATTACAGGCGTCAAACATCCAGACAAAGTAAAAGACATAGAACCAGATGTAGATGGCTTTGCATATGCAACAGGATCAAGAAGTATTCACCTTGCGTGTGAATTGGGTGCCAAAGAGATTTATATTATTGGTCATGATTTATATAGTTTAGATAATAAAATAAACAATGTATATGCTGGCACAGATTGTTATGCTGATAAAGATGCCGATTATGCAAGACCTAATAATCCTGATGAAACATTTAACTGGATACTACAACATAAAAATACATTTGATAAATTTAAAGATGTTCAGTTTTATAAAGTAAATTTAAATGATATCGGTAAAACACCGATAGATTGTGAAATAGATGAATGGAAAGATTGTAGTAATTTATTTTACATAACACATAAAGAAATGGCGAAAAGCCTTGACAAAACAACCAAAAGGTGATATAATATCCGTATGACATTAGAGGAATTACAACAACAAGTAGATAG